GTGGAGTTACTGTGAGATAAAGGAATTTATAAAGAAGAATGAAATTAAAAAAATCTTATTTGCTCCAATTCATGGATCAGTAAAGGATAATAAACTTCGTGAGGAGGCTCTAGATGCCAATTCAAGAGTTTATGAAGCTTTATTAAAATTACCTAGTAAATATCAGATTACAATAAGGCACTTAAATCCTCCAAGTTCAATTGGATTGCATTATACCTCAAAGGCACAATTCATTTATGGTAAGCCTGATGGTTCATATCAAGATATTGATAATGCAGATTTAGTAATTGCTGAAGGTACTTATATGTATCTTGCTGTTGCAAGAGGTAAGCCAACAATTGGTATGATTCAGCATATACCTATTAGGCCAAACAATTTTAATGAAAATTTTAAATTAAAAAACTGGGATAAGTATGGTGATTATATGGCATACCCCATTGACTTTGATGATGGAAATCTAGAAGATCTTATTAACAAAGCCTCTCGCGAGGAGCAAGTTGAATGGAAAAAGCTATTTATTGGTAATCAGATGGATGGAAGTAAATTAGTTAGTTTGCTAACAAAGTTACATGGTGAATATGGCTTTAAAAAATAATTTCCAAATAGCTTGCCCTATAATCTAGGGCAAGCTATAATCTTAATAAGTATCAAGGAGATTTCGTTGATAGATAAAATAGAAAATGAGGTTCTTGAGGGTAAGGGAAATGCGCAAGAAAAACTTTATAGAATTTATGATAAAAAGCTTGCTTATCATACAGCTAAATTATATTTGGCTGGAATTAAGTTACATCTTAATACATTAAGAAAATTAGAAAATCGCGAGGACATACCTCCAGAAAAGCATAAAGAAGTTAGTTTTAATCAAGATAATAGTAAGACAATAAAAACAGAAATTCATTTAACAGAAGATGAAGCAGCTAGTCCGACAAAGATCATGCAAAAAATGGGTTTAGATCCATTTTTATGGGAAGTTGTTAGCTGCAAAATAACTGATGGAGGATGGGATGTAACGTTGAAGTTAGAAAATTCAGAAGAAACTGAATCTGGAATTAAGAAAACATCCACACCACAAACAGTAAGGAATCGAAAATATTCGGTTATTTTAACCGTTAAGCCATTGGGCGATCATTTAACATTTCCACAAATATTAGATGCTTTTAAGGAATTAGAACCAGTTACATTTTCTAATCAGGACTATAAAGATATTCCATCAAATTCGGGGTTACTATTCGAATTACCAATTATGGATTTTCATCTGGGAAAATTATCTTGGTTGGAAGAAACTGGACAGGATTATGATCTAAAAATCGCCGAGAAGCTATGGCGAAAAGTTATATTAGATTTAATTACCAAAGCATTACGTTTCGGGGAAGTAGAAAAAATCATATTTCCAGTTGGTCAAGACTTTTTCCATTTCGATACTCCACGAGGTACTACCACAGCAGGAACGCAACTCGACACAGATACTCGATGGCAAAAGATGTTTAGAAAAGGTGTTGAATTATTGGTATGGGCAATTGAGGAATTGGTAAAAATTGCTCCGGTTGAAGTAATGTGGATTCCGGGTAATCACGATCAAATGCTTAGCTATGCTGCAGTTATTGGATTATATCAGCGTATATTCTGAGTCACTAAAATGTTACCGTTAATACATTAGCTACTCCTCGAAAGTATATTCTATTTGGAAAGAATCTTATTGGGTATTCTCATGGTGACAGAGAAGGAAAAAGATTGCAAGGTCTTATGCAGATTGAAGCTCCAGATCTTTGGGGCAAATCTATTTTCCGAGAATTTCATATTGGGCATCTTCATACAGAAACGACAGCAACAAGCAATGGAATTATATTCCGTCAAATAAGTTCAATAACGGCAAGTGATGCCTGGCATGGAGAGAATGGGTTTTTAGGTAGTACAAGGCAAGCTCAAGGATTTATTTGGAGTAAAGAATCTGGATTAGAGGCAATTTTGAATAGTAATGTAGTCGAAAAAGCCTAGAAGGAGGACAATGAGTTTATCAAACACGGCTACTCCGAAGTATTATAAGCAATTTAGGGATTCCGTGTTGCAAGGTCAGATACCTGTTTGTAAAGAAATCGCAATGGAGATGAATAGAATTGATGAACTTATTGAAAATCCATCAGTTTATTATGACATTGATGCGGTTGAAGGTTTTATAGATTTTTGTGAAACCGAACTAACGTTAACAGATGGGGCCGATTTACATTTATTAGATACCTTTAAACTATGGGCTGAGCAAATTTTTGGATGGTATTACTTTATCGAAAGATCCATTTATGAGCCAAATCCAGACGGTAAGGGTGGCCGGTATGTAACTCGCATGATTAAAAAAAGATTAGTCAATAAGCAGTATTTGATCATTGCACGCGGTGCCGCTAAATCAATGTATGCAAGTTGTATACAAAATTACTTTTTAAATGTTGATACAGCAACAACGCATCAGATAACAACCGCCCCAACTATGAAACAAAGTGAAGAAGTTCTTTCTCCAATTCGAACTGCGATTACTCGATCTCGTGGTCCACTGTTTAGTTTTTTAACGGAAGGTTCAATTCAGAACACAACTGGTAGTAGAGTTAATAGAGTAAAACTTGCTTCAACTAAAAAGGGTATTGAAAACTTTTTAACTGGTTCATTACTTGAAATTCGCCCAATGGCTATTGATAAACTTCAGGGTCTACGTCCTAAGATAACGACTATCGATGAATGGCTATCTGGAGACATTAGAGAAGACGTCGTGGGTGCAGTTGAACAGGGCGCAAGTAAATTAGATGATTACCTTATTGTCGCAGTTAGTTCCGAAGGTACAGTTCGTAACAGTAGTGGTGATACAATCAAAATGGAACTAATGGACATACTTAAGGGTGATTATACGAACTATCATGTATCTATCTGGTATTATCGCCTAGATGATATTGAGGAAGTTTCCCATCCAGAAATGTGGATAAAAGCAAATCCGAACCTTGGAAAGACCGTTACCTACGAAGCATATCAATTAGATGTGGAAAGAGCTGAAAAAGCTCCTGCAACGCGTAATGATATTCTTGCAAAACGGTTTGGTATTCCGATGGAAGGCTATACATACTTCTTTACTTATGAAGAGACTCTTCCACACCGGGAAACGAGATTTCTGGGCTATGCCATGCGCCCTTGGCGCGGATTTATCACAGGGTGATGATTTCTGTGCATTTACTTTTCTCTTTCCATTGCCTAGAGGTGAATTCGGAATCAAGACAAGATGTTACATTTCAAATCTGACTCTTATGAAACTACCTGGAGCCATGAGAATTAAGTATGATCAGTTTATTGAAGAAGGTTCATTAATGGTCCTTGATGGGGCAGTTTTGGATATGATGGACGTCTATGACGATCTTGATCGATACATTACTGATGTTCAGTATGATGTAAGATGCTTCGGGTTTGATCCATATAATGCCCGAGAGTTTGTAGAAAGATGGGAAAAAGAGAATAGTCCTTATGGCCTTGAGAAGGTTATTCAGGGTGCAAAGACCGAATCAGTTCCACTTGGAGAATTGAAGAAACTAAGTGAAGAACGTATGCTTATATTTGATCAGGAATTATTTTCATTTACAATGGGTAACTGTGTAACTATGGAAGATACAAATGGTAATCGTAAGTTGCTAAAAAAGCGATATGCAGAAAAGATCGACTCAGTTGCTGCTATGCTTGATGCTTATGTTGCATATAAACTAAATAAAGAAGCATTTGAATAGGAGATAATATGCCAAATAGAGTAATTGTAAAAAGTAAGAAAGTCGAAGAAGTTAATAGAGACGGAGTAGAGTTACGTCGTATAAATGCTATTCTCGAGCACAAAGATGTCTCAGAAGATGAATTAAGGCACTTTGGCATTTTGGGCCAAAAATGGGGAGTTCGTAATGATAAGGGTGGAGCATCTAATGGGTCATCTACGAAGGCAGCCCGAAAAGAAGAAAAGGATTTAAATAGAGCTGCCGGGAAAGCAATGAAGCTTGCAGATCGCAATTATCTCAAAGTATATAACGCAATGGCCGATGAATCTTCTGGATTTTATAGCAAGATCAACAGCAATCCAAAATATAAGAATTTGAATTTAGTCGATGAAAGGAATAGAAGATCGCCATTAGCTAAAAGTTACTTGAAAGAATGCGCCGATGCAGCAACAAAATCTTTACAGAGTAATAGTGATCGGATACTTGGATCTAAAGTAGATTCGCGACTTAAAGTTACTTGGTATATGGGCGAAGAGATGGGATCTATGCCATCATTTTATATTGAGAGAGCTGATAATATTCAGCATGCTGATGAAGTAGACCGAATTAAACTTATTCCAAAGTTTGACAAATCCGGCAAGCTTGTATCAATAGATTTTCCCAAAGATATTTTTGATGAAGAATCTGAATTAAAGCATTATGGCGTTATTGGACAGAAATGGGGAATCCGGAAAGACTTTGATCAGAATACTTCAATTAGGAAAAGCCGAGCAAAACTGCTAAGAACTAAACGCCTAATGTCTGACGATGAACTAGCAAAAACTGTTAAACGATTAGAAATGGAAAAAAAACTATCTCAATTAGTTGCAGAAGATGTTGCTCCAGGACGAGCGGCAGTCGCAAGTCAAATGAGTAAATTCATGAGTGGCGCTCTTGGGGCTGCAGCTGGCGCAGCTGGAGCCGCTATTGTAAAGGAAGTTTTAAAATCTGCTGGGCTTAAAGGAGATTAGAATGAAATAATGTTAATCTACTTATATTTAATGGCAATAATTTTTAGTATAAAAGGAGGATAGTCTATGGCAGATTCATTTGGGTCACGCCTAAAAAGTGCATGGAGTGCTTTTAGGTCACAGGATAAAGAAGCATATACGTATCAAGATTTTGGTTATGCCTCAAGTACAAGTCCTGTTCGCACTCGATTAACTAGTGGAAATGAACGCTCGATTATTACCGCGATTTATAATCGTATTGCTCTTGACGTTTCTTCCTTTGATATAAATCACATTAGGATGGATAGTAATAGGCGATATGTAGATACAATTGATAGTGGATTACAAAATTGTTTAACTGTTGAGGCAAATAAAGATCAAACAGGACGAGCTCTTATTCAGGATGCAGTATTAAGTATGTTTGATGAGGGTGTTGTTGCAATAGTCCCAGTAGAAACTACTAATTCTCCAATATTTTCTGGCTCTTATGATATATTATCTTTAAGAACTGGACGGATTACTGCCTGGTATCCAGATTATGTTAGAATTGATTTGTATAATGACCTAGTTGGTATCCGAGAAGAAGTTGTTCTTCCAAAGTCTCTTGTTGCAATTGTTGAAAATCCGCTGTATGCGATTATGAATGAACCTAATGGTACTTTACGCCGATTGATTCGAAAATTAGTTTTATTGGATGCAATTGATGAGCAAAGTGGTAGTGGAAAACTTGACCTAATTATTCAGTTACCGTACATTATTAAAACCGAAGCTCGACAAAAACAAGCAGAAGAACGGCGTTTTTGCCATTGAACGGCAATTAAGTGGGAGTAAGTATGGTATTGCTTATACAGATGCAACCGAGCATATTACGCAGTTGAATAGGCCATCAGAGAATAATCTTTTGGGGCAAATTACCTATTTAACTGGAATGTTGTATAATCAACTTGGAATTTCAGAAGATGTCTTTTCTGGTAAAGCAAATGAAAAAACCATGTTAAACTATTTCAATCGAACAGTTGAACCAATCGTCACTTCTTTTACTGAAGAAATGCGCCGAAAGTTTTTGACAAAAACAGCGAGAACCCAGGGGCAAACAGTAATGGGATTTAAGGATGTTTTGAGTTTAGTTCCAGCTAATGAAATGGCTGAAATGGCAGATGGCTTTACACGAAATGAAATCTTGACATCTAACGAAATTCGTGCGGTTCTTGGTATAAAACCAGCGAATGATCCAGGAGCAGATGAACTTAGAAATAAGAATATGCCTCTAGATCAACAGCCACTTAAACCAAGAAAGGAGCCGGAAGAAGAACCCGAAAATT